CATTTAAAACAACTACCTTTTGTTGCAGAAGCAACTACTACCATGCACTACGAAAAAGATATAAATGGTTTAGGTGGTATTATTGTTGGAATAGATTTTAAAGATTCTTTAACCTACGAAACTATTTCACAAATAATTAAAAAAGAAGATTTATAAATTCTCTTTAATTTGTTCGTCTAGTTTTCTTTCACTAGAATACATAATGTTTAAACCTGCTAGGGTACAAAGACGATTCTTTTCATCTAAACCTTTTTCTGTGAGTTTGTAGACCTGACCCTCTATCTTTACAAAACCATCTGTAATTAAACCAGTAAGAACTTCTGAGGGTAAAGAATCACCAAACATAACTCCTAATATGCCACCTAATCTTCTTGTCTGTGTTTTACTTAATGCCATTATTTCCAAAGTTTACCATTATACCAACCTACTAATGAATACCTTTCTCCACTTTTTATTGGTGTGACTTTATGTCCTAAGAATGAAGGGAACACAATTACAGAACCCTGTTCTCTTAATTCTAAGTTAGGAATGTTATCTGTAAAGGTAAAATCTCCACCTTCATAATTAGTTTCTGCACTTAGCTGTACTGTTATAGATAATTTTCTAGCAGACATGCTAGTGGTCTGTAAGAGATCAATATGCGAATTATAATACTGACCTTCGGTATATTTAGAAATTTGAAATTCACAAGTGCCATCTAAATCAAAACCAAAAATTTGACTATTAACATTGTGTATAAGTGGGTCAAGGTTTTCTTTAATTAATTTAAAAGCATCTTTATCTTTAAAAGTAATACCTTTTACTTCTACATTCCTAGTAGATTTATCTAACTTGCTATTTTCAGTTTTGCCTTCTTGTGTATCTGTAAATAGATTTACTATAGAGTGGCAAAAGTATTGATCAAATACTTTTTTGTCTGCCCACCAATAACTTAGCATCTGCTAAACCTCGTGCCATTCTTTACCTTCAAATAAAAGTGCTTCAGCTTCCCTTCTTCTAATTAGACCTTGAAGAACTTTACCACCTGCTTTATTCCATCTTTTCATTTGTGCAGGTACTTCTTCATATTCTCCTGCATTTAGTTTTTTTAACATAGTAGATGCTTTTAAATTTGCACCACCTAGATTAAATGTCCATGATACAAGAGCATCAAACTGATGTTGTGATAAAGGCATAGTGACTGCATCTAAAACATTATCTTCAAATACAGCTACATCTTCTAGTAAAAGATTATCTGCTTCTTCTTGTGATATAGACATTCCTTCTTTAATTCCTTTTGTAGAACCATATCCTATAGTCCATACTCCTGCGGCACATTTATAAGATTCTAATTTACAACCTTCAAACTTCTTAATTAGTGCTAATCCTTCTTGTGATATTTTCATATTAGTAGTCTCCCCACTTGTGTTTTTTCTTTCCACCAAAGTATTCAACTGCGTGTCCTTCTTTGATGAGGATTTGGCAAATATCTTCACCATCTTCTGTATAAGGGATTGCAAGTATTCTGCCATATTTACCTTTTCCTAATGATTTAATTATTAATTTTTCTTTGCATAATTCTTTAAGTCTTTCTTTAGCTTCTAGACCTAATTTTTTTTCTGCTAAGTCTCTTGTTCTTGACTCAGGTGTATCTATTCCTGACAACCTGCAGCGCTGTTTGTGAAGTTTAACATCAAAGCCAAGATCAAGAGTGACATCAATAGTATCTCCATCCACTACTCTTTCTAGTGTTGCTCTGTATACAAATGGTGATACTGAATTTGACATTTTTTTAAACAATGACTATTGCTTTGCTTTACCAATATTAAGAGCAAGAAGCTCTATTAGTTTATATAGTTTAGCAATCATCTGATCATCCTTTGGTGTCGGTGTTAAAGCACAGATAATTGATGCACCGCATACAACACCTGTAATAATCCCTAGCCATTCTCCTATTAATCCCATCATATTTATCTCCTATAATGAAAATTAAATGGTATCAGATTATTTTGCTTCTGACGAATTTTCTTTTGATTCTTTTGGTTTATCGTAATTTCTATAATATTCAACTATAGATAAAGTATCTCTTAAATATCTTTTTATTTCTGCCATATTCATAGATAAATTTTCATATTCTTTTGATGTTAAAGAATAAAAAGCAGTAGGGGGTGCAGAACCTGATTCTAAATCTGCCAAGTATTCTTGTAATATTTGGGGGCTTAATACCTGCCAGTCAATATCAACGAGTTGCAATTCCAAAGGAAGTGGTGGGTGATACATAGGCACAGGTTCTGCTATTGTGACTACCTCTACAGGTTTAGTTGACAAGGGGATAGATGAGCAACCTGAAGTGATAGCGATTAGTAAACTAATTAGTAGTATTTTCTTCATCAAACTGTTTTGGGTCTGTTAAGGCAATAAGTTCTTCTTTAACTTTCTTAGTACCTTTATTAACTATATTTTCTATTAACTTGGGTTTTGCTATAGCTAGACTATCTAAATCATGTTTAGCAAAAGTGTTTCTTAATTTTTGTACTTCTCTTTGTGATTCTTGATTTTTTCTATTTAATTCTGTTAACTGTGCTTGTGTTTCTTGTTGTTTATTAAGGTAATTTTTTATAGATTCGTTTTGCTCACTGATCTTTGTTTCTAAAGTTATTTGATTTCCTTTTAAAACTGCAATTTGATCTAGTAATCTATCTATATACCATAGCGAACCACTAACACTTACTAGTAGTAGTCCACCTAATACCAAACTGAGTTTAAATCCCATGTATACACCTGTAATTCTTCGCTTTTACCTTTAGCTTTAATTGGTTTTAACTTTCTTAACTCAAATCCTACACCATTTTCTGTAGATTCGCCAATTAGCAAATCAACTCCTGCATCTTTAGTAGCTGATTCTAACCTTGCCGCAACATTAACTGCATCACCTATAGCAGTATAATCAAACCTATTTTGGCTACCCATATTACCTATAACTGCATGACCACTATTTATTCCTATGCCTATTGTTATGGGTGGTATATCTTCTATAGCTAGTTCTTCATTTAGGTTTTCCATACCTTTACGAATATCACATGCACAAGCTATTGCTCTTGCTTCATGAAAACTTTGTTCTAAGGGTGCATTAAAAATGGACATCATGGCATCACCAATATATTTATCCACCATGCCCTCATGTTTCTGAACCGCTTCTTGCTGTACTGTTAAAACTTTATTCATTATATAAGTCACTTGTTCAGGTGGTAGCTTTTCTGATAAAGCTGTAAATCCTCTAACATCTGTAAATAAGAATGTTGCATATCTTTTTTCTCCACCAAGTTTTAAAAGATCAGGATTTTTTTGTAATCGTTTTACTTGTCTTGGGTCTAAGTAATGTTCAAATTGTTTTTTGATTTCTTGTCTTAACTTATATTGTTCTCTAAATCTTAAATAAAAAGCTACTGCACCTGTAATAAATTGAGAAATTAAAGACCATGTGACATCTATTAAAATACCTCTGTGGATAAGTGCAAACCCTGTATAAGCTGTGCATAACATTATTATTACACCTGCAACCAAACCCCATGTTATACCTAAAGCGTTTAATACAAGCCATATCAAGCTAACTGTAGCTAAAAATATAAGTATTTCTACACCTAAAGCATAATCAGGTATATATGGACTATCTTGTATAAGAATAGACTCAGCTAGAGCAGTCTGAATCTTATGTGGTTCTAGTAAACCAACAGGAGTTGCTATTTGTGGCATGACACCATTAGCAGTCACACCTATAAAAACAAATTTACCTGCTACATCCATTTCTTGTAAGTCTGTTTCAGGTGTTTTAACCCAACTTATCCACTTACGACCAAGACTATCTGTTTTTACAGGATTTAATCCTCTTATAGCTATTTCTTGTATGCCATTTTCGTTGGTATTAATTATGTAAGTTCTAACTCCTAGTAATGCTTTATAGATTTGTGTTCCAAAACTAGGTATCCATTCATCATTAGGTGTTTTTACAAGTAAGGGTATTCTACGAACTAAATTATCTAATTCGGTGGGAGCAATGGCTAATCCCTGCAATGTAGTATTTTCGTAGGTGTTCAGGTTTTCCTTGACTCCCTCACTTAATATACCATAGCTACCAGTACCTTTGACAACAGTTCCTGTAAATTTAGGATATTTTCCTTTGCCATCTTCAAACATAGCTATCACACTAGGATATAAAGCTAAACTTTCTGCAAATTCTTTATCACCACCCATTCTATCTGCTTGTGGAAAAGATATAACCCAACCAACACCTATAGCACCTTTATCCATAATATCATCAGTGATTTCTGCTAGTCTTTGTCGTGGTAAAGGATAACCACCTTCATTTTCAATATCTTTTTCAGTGATATTAAGAATTACAAAATTACCTGAAGGTTGATATTCTTTTACTAAAGCATCAAAGGTTCTAAGTTTTATTATTTCTGTAGGTGTACTTTGAAATACTAAAGGCATGGAAAGTAATATAATAATTACTATTAGTATTCTTTTCATCAAAAAATAATACCATAAAAAAAGGGTCTATAAAGACCCTTAATTTTTAGTGATAAAATTTATCCAACCATTTCTGCCATATAACCACCATTTCTTTCAAATGGTAAAAGACCATCAGAACTATCAAACCTTATTTGTTGTTGTTCATATTTAAGATTATTAATTTCATGCTCAAAGAAATTTATGACCTCATCTACAGTTTGACCATAATCTTTCCAATTAGTTATATAACCACATTTAATACTAGGTCTTTTAGGAGTGATTCCTTTAGAAATACAAAACTTACCATATCTTTCATCTACGAAATATGGAAAATTACCCCATGTTTCTCTAAAAAGAAAGTTGTATTTAATTTCTAGTTCTCTTACTTTTTTTAATTTGCTTTTCATTTTATTCCTTACCCTAAGGGTATTTATCAATTTATAAGGTAATGATAATTCATTTTAACAATGTTGTAAACCCTTTTTGGAATATTAATTTTCTTGTGTTATTTTAATAGTACTATTACTACC